GGGCTGGGGCTTGGACTAGGGCTGGGGCTGGGGCTAGGGCTGGGGCTGGGACTGGGGCTGGGACTCGAATAGGGAGAAGGAGTACTGGAATAGGAAGAGGTTATCTTGGTGCTAGAGGGAGTAGGGGAAACGTAGGGAGGAAATGTGTACGCAGAGTTGGCCTGATCATCATTGTATGCCTTGGCAAGATCGTTTGTTTTCACAACGAGGTAAAATACCGCGCCGGATAAGAAAAGAAATGCAATAAGTCCAACAATGAACATCTACTAAGACGACTTATAATGCATCGATCCAAGGCGCCCACTGATCCTGAGGAACGTTCAACTCCTCCAATACTTCCCTCGCCTCGCGAAGCTTGTCCTCACTGTCCCCTTGAGCAATCTTGGAAAACTTTTCCTGCAAGAGTTCATTCGTCGAGACGGGACTGGTAAACTCAGAATCAAATCCGCAAAAGATATTGATGAGTCGACTGATATGCCCTTGGCAACATAGACCCACTGATTCTGTCATCTCCTCATACGCCCTCTTGTACAGAGCCACCTTGTGCTCTGACCCCTCGATCTTACACACGGCAGCATCCAAGAGTTTCTTATACAATCGATCGTCTGGCTTAATACAACTAGTCTTTTCGTACCAGAGATTCACATCTGAAAGCACACACAGTAGATCACTCATCTTTGCGATTCGGCAGAAGTTTCCAATTCTCAACATGAGCACCTTCAAGGTGCGCTGATTCTCGGGCACATTTTGCTCAAGCAAGAGCTTGCTCAAGGTTTCCGTGAGCTTGGACACTTCCGTGGTATGCACATTCTGGGTATCATTCGCAAGTCGTTGAAGCTGATTGACGGCTTTCTCTGGAGCCTGATAGGGAAGAACCTCGAGAAATCGGATCTCCTCATAAAACTGATCCATTTCATCGAGAGACCCTCCTTGCTCTTTCGTCACTCGAGTCACCACTTGCCAGAACACACGCACATTAACGATACGCTCACGCCATTCCTCTAACATCAACTGCAAACAGAGCCTCCATGGAACTTCGGTATCAACATACATCTTGGTCTTTCGCTCAATCGTCTCATTTTCAGCAGCCCGTTCCTGAATCTCTCGCTCAGCTCGATGCTTCTTATTCTCCTGCAAACGATGATGTGCCTTACATAAGGTTCCATTATCTATGGCAAACGTTTGACATCGTTTACCACAGGTAAGAATTGCGGAACACCCCCCCTCTTTAATTGGTCCAGCCTTCGCCTCGATGGCTTGGCGTTTCACATGATGCTTTCGACACAGATCCCCATCCGTGGCTTCAAGAGTACAGCGATTCTCTTTTGTGATAAAATGACTGCATGTTGGCATAGGGACATGTTCCTGAGCCGCGAGAGCCTTCACTTTTTAGCAGACGGAATAATCAAATTCCTAGGCTCCCCCTGATCATCCATGTCGAATAGTTTTCCATTAGGAAGAATCCATACAGGAATACCATCGACCACCCCTTTTGTTATAGCGTAGGTATCTCGAGGCAGTGTTACAATGGGCTTGTCTGACTCCTTGTACATCATGCAGATTTTCTTAGGACAAAGTTTCGTTTGCTTGAGAGGCATCTCCTGTAGAGTACACGCCAGCTCTATGCCAACAGATCCATCAACCCATTGTTCGGCAATGGCTTGGTGTTGCTGTGCAGAAGAGATCCATAGGGCAGGAGGATCTCCAAATCGTTTCACCTGCTCCATGTACCAGGTTCCTCCATAGATGTGCGAGTCGGCAGGAATGGGTTCGGTAAGAAGACCGTGTAAGCGCGATGCCTGCTTCTGCGCCGTTCGACTTCTCTTCTTACACTCACAGCACAGGTCGTCCTCGCTAGGATTGCTACAGACATAGGCTTTCAGGGCATAGCGTTTACTCGTCCCAATGCGAATCCGACTCGCCGCCTTGGTCAACCTGGCTTTACAAAACATGTGTGGACTCTATCATGGCGTCCTTCTCCTGTTCATTTTTTAGAGGGTCAGTGTCCTCGCACTAGGATCTGTCGTCTCAGGCGACCAGCGCGGCATCCAGTACGGCCAGGGATCCCCCACATTTGCATAGTAGCGATCAAAGACTGCCCTGTACCAGGCCGCCTCTGGCGTAGGAGGCGTGGGTGTCGACAGAGGCGGATACATATCCCCTTTAACACGTTCCTGGATTTCCTGATACCATGATTTCTCCTGGGAACTCACGCCATCAGAGAACGCCTCCTTCTCCCTCCACAGAACCGAATCAGGTAAGAGCCCAGAGGATTCGAACGCCTTTCGCATCAACCACTTATCATTCCTGCGATCCTGCGTCTGCACGGAAAGAGCGAGGGCAACAAACTGCTTATCTAGATAGGGTGTGCGGGGTTCGAGGCCGTGGGAACTGATGCTTCGATCCGATCGTAGCACGTCATACAAATGAATCTCATCCAGTAATCTCCTGCATTCCTGCTCGAAGGCCTCATCATTAGGAGCGCGGCGAAAATACTTGTAGGATCCCCACACCTCATCAGATCCATCTCCATTGAGTACGACCTTGCAGTCGGTATGCTCACGAATATACTTGGACACTAACCAATTCCCCACAGATGCCCGCACAGTGGTAATATCGTACGTCTCGCAATCAAAAATAACCTTTGGGATGGCGGCAAACATCTCATCAGCCGTCACCAAGACCTCGGTATGCTCGGAACCGATATGCTCGGCTGCCTTCCTGGCGTAGACGATATCTGTACTTCCCTCTAACCCAATGCTAAAGGTTTTTAAGGGTGGACGGCCGTGCTGGCGAAGAATACGTTGCGCCAGTGCACACACGAGGGAAGAATCGAGTCCTCCACTCAATAAGGCGGCGACGGGACGTTCCGTGGTACACACTCTCTTTAACACAGCTTCTTCTAGCGCGGAGCGAATAAGAGGGAGAGGATCGACAGACAAGGGCAACTTGATCCAGGGGACAGTATGATACTTCTCTTTGATGATATATGTATCATAAATCGTCCATACTTCTCCAGGAGGGAAGGCGAATGTCTCCTTCACATACCCTTGGATGGCCTTGCGCTCACTTCCAAAACAGAGATTTCCATTATCTTCTCCCCAGAAAAGTGGACGAACTCCATAGGGATCGCGGCCGACGATGGTCACCCCTTTCTCGTCGTCGCGAATCACGAAGGCAAAGACACCGTCGAGGTTGCGGGCAAGGGCAACGGGATCATCGAGGACATCGTATAAATGGCCGATACATTCACAATCAGAGCGAGAGGTTACAGGGAGAGAATAGGTGGTAGTGAGGAGGGAGGAGTTGTAGATTTCTCCATTGCACATCCAGTGAAGCGTGTCACAGGGAAGAGAAAAGGGCTGCATTCCGCCGACGAGATCATTGATGGCGAGGCGAGTGAATCCCCAGAAGCCTGAGCCCAATTCTCGGATGCGCTGTTCTTCGGGACCTCTAGCATCTAGTGTCTTAAGTCCCAGTAAAAAATTGTGGGTTGGGGTTTTGGTACGATATAAATATGCTAGAATGCCACACATAGGGAATAGATATAGTATTTTCTTAGACCGGTCTTGAGACCGGTCTTGAGACCGGTACTCTCAGACCTTGCCTGAGAACCGGTACTCTCAGACCTTGCCTTCAGGCCGAATCGTCTGTCTCATCAGACTTGCATCGCTTCCTCTTTCTCAGAATGGCCTCCTTCTTTTTCTCCTCCATATCACGAGCAATCTGCTGAAGAGCTGCCTCGTTCTTCTCAAACTTCTGAATCTCCTTGACAAACCTCGGCTCCAGGAACTCTACCAAAACATCCGCGTAGCGATCAGGAGTTACCACCACTCGGCCATCATGTAATACAGATACCCCAATAGTATCCATATCTCGTGTCCAGGTCGCATTGGTGACGTGGAGGCACATGGGGCAGGTATCCATCTCCTCTGGCACAAACTGGGTAGGGCTAATGACACAGAAGGAGCAAGGACTGTCACATGGAGGGAGATGGCGCATCTTTCGCAGAAGACGGCTCTCGACCAGAAGGCCTTTATGATGATCCATATACCGTGTGACGCTCATGGTCATGGAGAGAAGGGCGTTAGGAGATTTTCCAATATTTTTTACATCGACAAAGAGTCCATGGCTGCTCACCAGGAAAGGCAGATCCTGGAAGATGTTAGAGAGAGAAATATTGGTGAAGGATGTCATTGGCATGGGGGGACGGGTCTTTGGGCGCCGGCGGTTTTCATTTTTTTTGCCGAATGGCTGCCTCGAGAGTGATGCGGTAATTGTAATAGGGGACAAGGCTGCGTGCAGGTTTGCCTTTCATCCATGTCATGAGCTTAGTGCGGGTATCTTGGAGTTCGGTGAGGGAAAGAGGGGCGAGATCAGTGACCATGGGGTAGGCTTCGAGCGTCATGGTAGTGAGCTTGGTGGCGAGGGTGTCGATGGGATCTGGCTTTGGCTCAGCCGCTGCTGGCGTTGGCTTATCCAAGCCTAAAGCAATCTTCCAGGGCTTCGGCACACAGGTTTTGCAATAGTCGCCGCTGTATCCTGGAGGAGGCACGGACGCGCACCATCTGCAAAGTTCCACAGCACATGTCTTACAAGCCGTGCGGGGCTCGTGATGCCAGCAGGTTGCACAGCCATCGAGTCTTACCACAGGAACAGCAACCCCAGAAGGAACAGAACCAGAAGGAACATCATGATCAAACCATCCATGCCAATCTTTCTGCAAGGAATACCGCCGAAAGCATTCGTCACAGCAGGCAACCCTATCATCGTCCTTGTTAATTCTCTTTGTCACAGGCTTGCCGCAGGCCTTTACGCCATTGGTTATGATACGTGCTTCACACATGGGGGGACTCCTTTCTCCCCGCAGCCACACTTCATTTTTATACGGAAGACCAATGCACCGCTTAAAGGATTCCTTCCACATCCCTGTAACAGCAGCTTAGCAAAGAGGAATTGCGATGGGCTCATAACCCATAGGTCCCTGGATCGAAACCAGGAGCTGCTAGTGTAATGCGAATGATTCGGAATCATTCTCATTGCACTAGCTAAAAGTTGATTGATCGACTGTCGTCCTTCTTCAGTCCAATGGAACCAACATTTATCGAAGTCTGTTCAGGGTGTGGGGGGCTGAGTACAGGGTTTATTCGCGCTGGATTCAAGCCTATCCTCCTGAATGAAATCATGAAACCCTTTTGCGAAACGCTGAAGATCAATCATCCAGGTGTTCCCATTCTGAATTCCTCTATGACCGATCTCGATCTCAGTGCCCACAAGGGAAAGGTGGATGTGTTACAGGGAGGTGTGCCGTGCCAGGCCTTTTCTGAAGCAGGAGAGCGCCGTGGATTAGAGGATCCTCGTGGGAAGCTCATCGTACAGTTTAACAAACTCATTCTGGATTGTGAGCCCAAGGTATTTGTGGTGGAGAATGTGAAGGGCTTGACGACACATGAGAAGGGAGCCACGCTGGCGTCGATTATGGAAATGTTCGGGAATGGGGGAAAGTATCGTGTACAGATGAAGGTGCTGAATGCGAAAGACTATGATGTTCCCCAGAAGCGCGAGAGGATCTTTATTGTGGGAGTGCGCAGCGATATTCAGAAGGAGTTCACGTATCCTGCGAAATCAGCCACGCCTGTCTTACTGAAGGATGTCTTGGTGAATGTTCCTGAGAGTCCAGGGATGACCTATTCGCAGAAGAAGATCGATGTGATGAAGTTAGTGCCTCAGGGAGGATGTTGGGTGGATTTGCCAGAAGAGGTGAAGAAGAGTTATGTGGGGGAAAAGGGATTGGCTTCGGGGGGTGGAAAGCGAGGCATTGCACGTCGACTGTCGATGAATGAGCAGTGTTTGACGTTGACCACATCGCCGTGCCAGAAACAGACAGAGCGATGCCATCCGTTGGAGACACGCCCGTTGACGGTGAGGGAATATGCGAGGATCCAGACCTTCCCCGATTCATACGTGTTTTCTGGGAGCGTCGGGAATCAATATAAACAGATTGGGAATGCGGTACCTGTGAATCTTGCGTATGCCATGGCGAAGCAGATCAAGGAGTTTATTAGCTAAGCAGCTAGAGAAGAGGCCAATTTGCTTTTTGTTTAACCCGCAGAGTATTGGCCACAGTTCGTCCACCGATATTGGCCGATTCTGCATGTATACCTCCATACAGACGACTCAAACCAGCTTGGGTTGCCATATCTTGCCAGGTGGTGAAGCTGAGGGTAATAGGTGCCGCAGGCAGGGTTGGCTGCACTTCTAAGGAATTCGACGCAATGGTAAAGTTTCCATAGAGATTTCCAGATTGACTGCGCAGAATAGGCGATAAGAGTGTGACTTGACTGAAAGGAGCCACGACGTTGGGAACATTGGATCCAAACCAATCGGTCATGACATTCGCAAAGGTCTGGGTAAAGGTGCTGTGACCAGAAGGAAAATCAGGAAAGGGTGGCGTAACCACATTCGAGGGTTGGAAGGGTACCCAGACGTTTCCAAGTATAGTTGTTCCGTCGTATTTGATGATATTGCTAGAGGGATAGGTTCTGCGAATCTCTTGGATAGGACGGGCTTGCAGATGGTTGCCCTTGAGCGTCCAGGCGAGACGAGAGGCGTCAAAGAGACCGATCGATAAATCAAGACCGGAATAAAAGAAAGTATCGAGAGATACACTTTGACACAACATGTATTCTTTCCAGAACCAGATCGACATCCCAGGAGGGGCGACGGTACCTGGTCCTCCTGCCCAGAACTCTGCGATCACTTTTTGTGTATCAGTGAGGCTTTGACTCAGCGTGAGAAGAGAGAGTATTTCTGCGGTTCTATCGTCACCGGTAACAAAATACTCATCCGCTGCAGTGACTATCGCCGTTTCGTCGCTTGCTGTAAGAGAGGGACTGATGACACTTCCCCAGCCGTAGGTCAGGTAGTTTCTCTTTGCAGTACCAATCTGTAAGGGTGTCCAGCGGTCTGGAAATTGATAATCTGCCGTATCATTGAAATTCTGGGAAGTGGCTACATTCATATAGGTGAATTGTTGCGTAGTCGCATTATAGTTGACAACATTCGATGCAGGAAGGTTTGATGCGGCGATATTTCCATCGGCAGAGCGATACGTGTACCAGGTCGTCCAGCGGGAAGAGAATTCGGCAAAGTTGGATGTATAACTTACTCCATTTGTCCATCCAGGAATCAAGTTAGGCATGATGAAGGCGAGAGTTTGCTGCATCCAATTGTACCAGGAATCTCTGTCGACTGCGACTCGGACTCCCCAATCCCAGGTATCACGGACACCCGTCTTGGATCCTGCAATCATGTTATAGGAGGCTGTGACGCTGAAGAAGAAGATATAGAAGAAGCGAGACCCTCGAGTGGGTCCAAAGTTCTGAGATGCACAACGGGCAAGCATATCACTGAGAGCGCTGAGGATGGCTGGTTGGATGAGTAGGGTGGTATCAGGCTCAGGTTCAGGTATAACAGGAGAAGGAAGCTGACTGCCAGTAATAGCATAACGGAATACCGTAGGCATTCCTCCAATTTCCGCTCGTAAGACGTCAAGTACAGAGTTGAAGTGTTTCATGGTTGGATTCTGGGTAATATAGGAAGACATGGCCTGGTTTCTCCTGATTTCCGTGAGCCGTGAACTGTCCATCTAAAAAAGGGGTTTATATTTGGATTGTTTTGTATTGTATTGGGTTTGTTTTGTTATATATAAGGGGATATTAGTCTCGTGGCTTGCCCATGACGATCTTGTACTGCTCATCGGTCAGGAAGCCGAGCTCAGAGTAGAGGGGACCCTGCTCTAGCGTGGGAGAAGGGATGTGCTTGGTATAGGGGCGGCCTTGCTGGGCGTCCCAGATAGCATTGGAATCTGCGTCGAACATGAAGGCTTTCGTCTCAGCGGAGGTCATGCAGAGAAGCTGAGCATCTCTCGCGGCGTCGGCCGCTGCCATCTTGCGCCTCTCTTGGATGAGAGTATTTAGCTTCAGATACTTCTCCTCCTCAGCAGCGCGGCGCTTTTCCTCAGCATTGATCTTAGCGAGCTCTGCATTCTTGGCGACGAAACAATCCTTAGCAATCTCTGCCTGCTGATCGAGCCAGAGGAACCAAGCCTCCCTCTCCTCGCCCTCGAGGCCTGTTGGCCAGAAGGTGCGTCTGCCTGGATAGTTTGAGCGCCAGCCCAGCAGACTCTCCTCTTGCATCGTTGCGTCATCGGGGAAGTCGCCCCTGCTGTAGGAGTTCTTTCCCATATACCACCAGCCATTTGTCATGAAGAACTTCATTCCGTACTTTCCATTGGAGTCCTCATACTGATCCGTGCAGAAGGCATCCTCCCAGCCATCGTAGGAACGGTCTGCCTTCTTGGCATAGCGGGCAGTTGAGATCATCCACCCATCTTGCTCGTCACCGTTGGTGCGAATGACCGTATAAGAGGCAGAGGTGAGCTTGGCAAGATCCTCGGGAGCGATGACACGAAGGTCGTAGGCACAGACTTTAGATACACTGTGACCCATGGTGAGACGTTAGCTTGACATCCACGAAGACTTCACTTTTTACAAAAAAAGAGCTGGGCTCTTGTCTTTTGTCTTGGGTTCTATGTATTCAGTTCTATGGGTTCGATTCTATGGGTTCGGTTCTATGGGTTCGGTTCTATGGGTTCGATTCTATGGAATGGTGTTAGAAGTGGTGGCCGAGAGGAATGATGCCCTGGCGGTAGGAGGCGTAGATCTTTGGCTTCCCGTTCTCATCCTTTGCCACATTTATCTCCTCCAGAGAGTTGTAGAACATCTCTCCGCAGTAGATGCCTGTCATCACCCGTGGGCTGTTCCACTTCACATGTGAGGCGGGAGTGATAGGCACATGAATGCCCTGGGCGAGGACAACAAAGAGCTTCTGGGCAGAGTCTGTCTCGGAAAAGCCACACATATCACCAGCTAGATTAATCCTCCTGATCTGACTGATTGTTCTCCTCCTGTCACGTCGGGCATTAGCCTGCTCCATGGCTGCGCTATAGAGCTGATCGCGTGTTGCCACATCTTGCTCTCTTGCCTTGAGCAGGCTAATGAGCTTCTCAGCCTCATGAACACGTGCATTGCACGTCTCCAGGCCGTGCTCGAGCAGGATCTGGTGACGCTGCGCGGGAGCTTTCTGATAGATGCGTGTGGTGACCTTGTAGCGCTTGGCCAGCTGCTCTATCTTCTCCACGTCATTGCCGCTCACCTTGACTGCCTTACTGGCCTGGCGCTCCTGAGGGGTCTTGCTGGTGATGGTGCCTCCCTCAGGAAGACTGGCGCGCCACTCATCCTCTGTAGCAAAGCGCTTCTTGGCTAGAAAGCCCCGCCACCCATTCTCCATATACTCTGGCTTACCCTCTGTAACAGACTTCACTTGGAGAATCCCGTCAGGTATCACAATGGCGATGCGGTAGGTCTCATCGTCCAATGACCAGCGCAGACTGGTGTATGTGGTGCGCACAGGAGTAGGCTCTGGTGCAGGTGCAGGGGCACCGCCCATCTGCTTCACCTCAGCCATCATGTCATGGACACACTGGGGGTGTGCAGCCCAGACGGGGGAATCCACATGCGCAGGCAGAACAGGTGTAAGAGGTGTGCCAAGACACTTCCAATCCTCCAGGCTCATGATCTGGCGCCAGTTGTCCTTCTGAGCCAGAACATTGCCATTGGTCAAGACCGTGGCAGTCTCACCGTTGGCGAAGCGCAGTACAGTGCCTGGAGTGTACATGATAGATATGTTGGGGGGGACTGATCTCTCAGGAGGCCAGGGACTTCAATTTTTTCCCCACAAAAAAAGGGTTTCTTTATGGTGTTTATTGTGTTTCGATTCGGGTTCTTCGTTTCTTTGTTGGGTTTAATTCATACTATCTCTCAGAAGCTATCCAATGCCGCTGCAGCGTCAAACTGCTCCAGAGCGGATGACTCATACTTGCGCACGGGCTCGGTATCTTGGCGCACAGGAGGTCTATCAGAGCTCATCTTGGCCAGGGCGGCAATGTACATCTCAACGGACGTCACTGCCTTCATCATGAACTCCTCATCGCCGTCCTCGCGGAAGGTATCCCTGATTGCCTGGAGGTGCTTCTTCCTGTGGATCTCAAGAAAGCGCTTGTAGGTGTAGGCGTCCACTGCGTCCTGGTAAGAGGTGTAGGGGGCAAAGGTCTCGCCATTCACCATGTATGAGAGGCGGGAGATCTCTGCGCGCAGAGTGGAGAGCTTGGCCTTGGTGTCGCGCAGATCCTTCTCCTTGGCTTCCACGAAAGAGCGGCGGGTCTCCTTGATCTCTTCCTTCAGCTTCTCTGCCTCAGCGCGCTTGGCGGCCTTGACCTCCTTGTTGCTGGTGTACTCCACCTCACGCTTCAAGGTGTCCAGATAGCCACGCATCTGATCAATCTTGATCTTCCAGTCTCCGCTGAGAGGGTGCTCGTCCTGCTGACTGCTGAGGAGTTCAGTCAGCTTCTCCAGGATAGCGTCCTTCTCCTTGGACAGGGTCTGGTGCTCAAGAGCGGCCTTGGCGCGGGCGAGGATTATATCATAAGAGCTCTTCTCGTCGCATCGGTAGTAGTCAAACCGCCATCCACTCTTCTTGTCAAGGAGGATGTTCTCCACCGTGGCGTCGTAGGTGGAGTCAGGAATGCAGGCTTGGATAGATGCGCGGGAAAGGGTAAGCATGATGAAGGAAGGGGACTTCCTTTGGAGAGAAGAGGCGGATCACTTTTTCTGGAAGAGGCCTCTTACAATGGCCAATAGTCAATTGACCATTGGCCATTGGGAATAGAACAAAAAAAGAGATCCATCTCTTGATACACGCCCCTCCAATCGCGTATACCTGTCAGACCCAACCGACTATGCGTAACATAGTCTTCGTTCTTTGTATGGTCTGCCCGTTAGCTCGATAGCCCCTCTCCAACACTTTGTCATAGCTCAATAGCCCTCCAGCTCACCTTAGGGTGGCCATTGCCCGCCCTGATCCTCCATGGTAATTCTAGCTCGATAGCCCTCCAGCTCACCTTAAGAATTCTTTGAATCCCGCCCCTCCTTCGCGGTCTTCGGTCATGCCCTCCCTCTTTCCAATGGCACGTCCCATAGCTCGACAGCTCTCCAGCACACCTCCAGCTCACGGTGGACACACCCCTTCACCGTCGAGTACTGCTCCACCTCGCAGCACCCCGTCGTGCACGACCCTCATTCATTGCACGCCCGTTTGTTGGTCTTACACCCCTGTTGCAGCCAACCCCAGCGCACGGTGGACACACCTCTTCACCGTCGAGTACTGCTCCACCTCGCAGCACTCCGTCGTGCACGACCCTCATTCATTGCACGCCCGTTTGTTGGTCTTACACCGCACATCCACCATGTCGCCGCCAACTCACAGTCCCATTTGGCAGGGTCACCCGTTTCAATTTTTATATTAGGTTGATGATTAGACCTCTTCCGCCCGCGCGAAAGACGTCTTATGACCTCTTCCAGACGTCTTTTTATCAATCTAATATAAAAATTGAATTGACCTCTTCCACGGATAGATGTCCCCCATTCAACCTATCATAAAAATTGAACCCTCTTCCACGCGTGCTCTTACGTCCCCCCTCTCATACTACCTCTCTCATACACACAATGGCAGCACTCGCTGGTCTCGCTCTGTGGAACCAAGAGGTCTTCTCTGTGCATAAGGAGCTCGCTGCGGCGGCTGGAGTGGTCTATGAGACCTTTGAGAACCACAAGCAGTGGCTGAAGGCTGTGAAGGCTGCCGGCATCCTGCGTGAGGCGGCTCGGCGTGAGGCTAGCCGGCGTAGGGGGACGTCTATTGCGGCAGAACGGGCGGAGCGGTGGTTCGCTAAGGCAGTGGAGGATGAGTGTATGGGTCTTCCCATGACGGTGCCGAAGACCTACCGCGACAGGCAGATCCACAAGTACCGGCTGCAGATCCAGAGCTCTGCTGAGGGGGCTGCTGCACCTGTGGCTGCACCTGTGGCTTCACCTGTGGCTAAGCCCCCCCAGCCCGCTCCCCGCCTCTCTGTGATGGAGCCTGCCAAGCCTCTTCCCGCACCCCAGCCTAAGCCTCTTCCCGCTGCCAAGGCTGCAGAGCCCAAGCCTCTTCCTGCAGCCCCTAAGCCAGAGCCCAAGGCTCTTCCCTCAGCCCCCAAGCCAGAGCCTCTTCCCGCTGCAGAGCCCAAGGCTGCTCAGGCCAACCAGGATCCCGCCTACCTCCAGCTACTGGCTGATGGCTTCGATGAGGTGATCCTCGGCGGCAACCCCTATTACCGCAACATCGAGACAGGAGATCTCTTTGTCCCCGCGCCTAACTACCAGCTGGGGGATGCCATGCCAGCCTGGGATGCTGACCTGGGAGAGTTCTTGCCTGAGTAATCTAAATACCTAAACCAACACATATAACCAAACCCAACAAACCTCTTTTTTATGGAAAAAAGTGAAGTTCACCCTCCCATAGGGAGGAAGTCCCCCTATGGAATCAGCTATCGTACGTGTCAGCACCGCTGCCTGGAGTAGAAATGAGAAGGAGATGGAGTATGCCATCAAGGATGCGGTGATGCTGCATATGGACGCCATCTCCTCACAAGGGCAAGCCATTGATGATCTGACGGAGGACAATGATGTTCTGGTCACCAGCAATAAGGCGCTAGAGAGTCGCAACAACGAGCTAGAGAGTCGCAACAGTGAGCTAGAGAGTCGCAACAACGAGCTAGAGAGCCGCAACAGGGAGCTAGAGACTCTTATGAAGAAGATGGGCAAGACTCTCACGAAGCTGCGTATGGAGCTGCAGACGCTCAAGAAGCAGTCTGCTCCAGAGCCCGCAGCTCCCGTGGATCTCTGGCCGACGAACCTCAAGGACTTCTACATGGCGTTGTCTATCGCACCAGAGCAGAGCGAGATGCTGAATCAGCTGCTTGAGACGGTAAAGGAAGGCATGGAGGCCAAGGATAATCTAGAGGAGAAGATGTGTGCCTGGCATGTGGATAGGGGTATTGATTACGTGGCCTCACCCCGCTGGCCGATTAACCTGACCACCTACCTCTGTGTCCTCCCCAGCTGCCCTGCCATCTCCCACCTGTATAAGAGGGCACAGGATGGCTTCCTGGCTAAGGTCAAGCTGAATAATATAGTCAAGGACATCATCAAGCAAGAGTTCTCCCTCTAACAGCTAAAAAATGACCCCCCTCTAACGGAATAGATAAAGTCCCCTACACAATGAACGACGATGATCGTCCTTGCGGCGTCCAGCCTCACGCACAGGCTTCCTGGCGAGCGAAATACGAGTATATGGATAAGCTGTGGCTTCAACAAGGGAAAGAGATTGCTGAGCTAAAGGCACAGCTAGCCAAGAAAGACACTGAGCTGGCCAAGAAAGACGCTGCAGTAGAGAAGCCCAGCCTACAGACTGCCACCCTCTGGGCTGAGCTGGCTAAGAAGAGTGCCGAGCTGGCTAATAAAGATGCCGATCTAGCCAAGAAAGACGCCGAGCTGGCCAAGAAAGACGCTGAGCTAGCCAAGAAAGACGCCGAGCTAGCTGCTTTCATACCACACCCAGGTTCTGACGATCCTTCCCCTGTATAATAGTCTCAAGCAATTACCCTAAACCCCTAAACCCCAAAAGACCATAAAAAGATTTTTTGGTTTAGGGTTTAGGGTTTAGGTATATATAAGGTATTCAAGCCAATCATAGCCACCTCTTCCGTGCGTCAGAGATGGCTTGGATGTGCTTCCTGTAGTCAGGGTAGATCAAGCTCTTGGCCTGCTTCTCTTCCTCGCTAATCGCTGGTTCCGCCAAGATCTTCTGGTACTGGGGAAGAGTCTTCACGGTCTTATAGGGCAAATTCTTCATACAGATCTGCTCGACCAGCTTGAAATGGGCGGGGTAGTCTGGGTAAAGCTTTGTGAGCTCTTCGATGTGCTTCTTCGTGACCTGGTCTACCTTTAGACCAAAGGGCATATCAAACCAGCGAATGGGGCATCTGTACAGGAACTTCAGGAGATCGATCTCCCTCATGAGATCTTCCTCCTCTCTCTTTTGCATAGTCACGGAATACTCGCGGTACTTCTCAGCGTCGATGGCAATGAACATGGCCAGGAGAGTAGCATCGTCGTAGGTGACGTTCCACTTCTGCCGAAAGGCCTCGAATCTCTTCGCCTTCTCAGAAACATCTAGGGTATCGAACCCACTCAGAAAGGGCTCGAACTCTGAGTGGTGAATCTGCTGTTCATCATAGATCTTCCGCTGTTCCGCTGTCTTTCTCTCCAGGACAAAGGTGTCCCAGTTCTTGAGGAGGTAGATATAGATACGGACGACTGCAGAGGCTGAGGCGCCACTGTGGTGGTCTCCAACCAGACCATAGATGACATCCAGCTCTGAAGAAAATCCCTCGAGAGGAGGGACGTACTCCAGAAGGAACTTGCGAGACCATTCAGCAGTATCAAGACCTGCCTTAACAGACTCCATCTCTTTAGCATACTCACGATCCAGCATCCAGTCAAAGGTCTCCTTAGGCTCACGGGTCTCAACACCAACGGACGCGCGGTAATCGATCCAAGCGGGAAGAAAAGGCATAGGGGGACGGTCAACGAGACCTCGCCTCACTTCATTTTTTTCACACATAAAAATGAACTGAGGAAACAAACGAAGAAGACGTCCCATGGAAATACCTCCCTCATCTGAACTCATGCATGCGAGGCGGGTGATTGCTAGGATGCAGGAGCGAGAAAAATGGTTTGAGGATCGTATCCGCCAGCTCGAGTTATACTGTAAAAGTATCAAGGCACCACCACCTCAGGAAGAGCAACCGCTTCGCCTCAATCTTGGTGACCTTTCTCTTCCTGATCATGAGCGTCTAGCAAAGAACATGCACGCCCATCTGCTCGAGGAGGAGGGGATCTCTGAGGGCATGACCCCTGTTGCACCGCTGTTACCCATCCCAAGTCACTCTATTAAGAAGGCAGTGTCGTGGCACGAACTGAACGAAAAAAATGAAGACGCGAAGTAACCTGTGCCAAAGTCCCCCCATGTCTACCGAAGCCCCCATGTCTACCGAAGAGAGTATGAAGCAGTGGAATAAGTACAGGAGCCAACTGGATGTGGCAAAGACCGCTGTCATTCGTGCCTATCTCCACCTTATCCGTCCAAAGGAGGGATTCCCTATGTATAGCGTACCCTCCATCTGTGCGCTCTATGAACAGTGGAAGGATGAGGAGAAGCTCTTCTATAAGATGGCATCAAACGACCAGCCTCCCCCCCGCGTCTTTCCTAACCCCCCCTATGGGGGTGAGATGGCTTGCTGGAGAATGTGGGCTCTGATGATTCAAGAGCAGGTAGAGGGCTATTACGGGCAACTCCCTTATCTGAAGGAGTGTGTGGCAGAGATTCTTGCTAATCCAATGTGCCTCTCTCATAAAGAGAGGTGCCCGTGCAAGGTATCCCCTAATCCCTGGATCTACTCGAAGGAGGTAGATGCCCTGGAACCACTCAAGGTGAAGCATAACCCCAAGTGCCTGTGTGACACCACCCGCTACAAGGCATGTAAGCAACACAATCTTACCCCTCCACCTGTTACCCACGATGACACTCTCTTTGGACACACAGCATCGATGTTCGTCTGCCAGCCCCAGCCCCAGCCCCAGCCTGCAGCCGATCAGGAGCGATTTACCATGGAACAGCGCCTGGCTTTACCTGTTGTCCACCCTCCTATGACTCTGACTGAGGTTGGGACACCCAGAAGTCTGTCTAGACTGCTGGATCGCATCCTTGGAGTGAATGACGCTGCCATTGCAGTGGCTCATGCTTCCCTTCCACCCACACCAGAGTCCCAACCCCACACACCCTTTGCTAATAAGATAAATAGCTTCGTCAATGATGCAAATAAGGCTCAGACTGCCATTGATACCGCAGCAAAGGCATCAGGTGGGATTCAGAGCCCTGACTTTGCCAAGGAGCTCTTCGCTGCCATGGGAACCCCTCATGATTCAATCTGTCCTCACCGCATGCCTTTCTACGCCTGCATGTCATGCAGTCATTAACCCCTATAACCCAACTCCCTATACATCTTAACCCAACAAAACTCAAACAAACACCAGCAAACCCCCAACAAAACCCCACCAAAAAAAATGATCTCTTTTTTTTGCTACCGATCTTGTCCCTATGTTCAACACCGCGTCACTCTACAAGCTGAAGAAACAGCAGGATGAGGTCTACCAGTACCGCCGCACCCTGCGCCTCATGCAGATGTTGCGGAAGAAGGTCACCTCAATGAACATCGTTCCTCGACTGGAGGCGCTCATGGAAGCGGGTAAGGAGCCCAGTCTTCCCTTCCTCACCTATACCATTGGCAGCGCAAGATTGGGTGATGATGGGGATCCCAGGATCGGGGAGATTGACCCTGATCTTCACGAGTGGGTGATGAAGTCTCCTCACCGTCTGCGAGACACGCAAACAAGCTCCCTGGCCTCCGCTGCCTACCTCTTTGACACCACCCTAGAGATGATGGATCTTCCTGAGCTAGACCTCTTCTTCTTACATGGCAGGGAGGAGGATAGGACCATTCCTGCGCGGAAACTCTTTACCAGTGAGGGAGCTATTCCTATGGTGAGGTCAATGCTGGGAGACGGACTCACCATCAACGCTCGCTACACGCTCCTTGATGCAAATACGTGTATTCAGGATAATGAACAGACCATCCAAGTGTTTGAGGTAACGTGGGACATTGTCTTCACAGGAAAGCCTACCACCCCCTGGGCTATGCCACGCAATGTCCTGTACACCTCCCTTGGTAATGCGTATATGCAGTTGAGCCAGATGCATCCAACAGATCCATGGCCACCACTCCTGTTCCCCCACTGGATGAATCCTTCTCTGAGTGTGGAGGTTGTGAAGCAGCTAGAGAGTGGATTGAATCCGTGCACGTTTGACTGCGGCGCATCTCTTGACGGTGATAGCTACTGCACTGGTTGCTCAAAGAAACATGTGGGGTATATTGACTGTGTTGAGGGAAACCCTCGCCATCCCATCTATTTCGTGAAGGAGTCTCCTATGAACGCCCAGTGGGACTGCTCTTGCTGTAAAAAGTGACCAGCAGGCCACCCCCTCAAGGTGTCCTCCCCATGCTTCCCCGTGTCAACATCTTGCTCGCCAACGCCCAGTATGGGATCCAGAACGGAATCAGCACAGCTCAAGTGATCGCCTCATATGAGCAATACCTTGCTGACGTGCAAGCAGCGCTTGACGCCTTACGCCCATCCTTCATCCCACCCCCCATGAACCAGTTGACGGATCAGCAGCTAATCTCAACTGTAGTTACTCTTTCGGATAGGGTAGCCGCAGCAAAGGCTGAGCTGGAAGCAAGAGAAGCGGATCTCCTCCGCTATACAACAGAACAGTCGCGACGTGCACCAGCCCCAGAACCAGAACCAACCGCAGCCCAACCAACCGCAGCCCAACCAACCGCAGCCCAACCAACCGCAGCCCAACTCCCTGTAACAGAAGAAGTCCCACCCCTAACAAAACAAAAGCCCAGACGCGACATTTCCAAGCTCAGCCTTCCTTATGGCACCACCCTCAGAATCGGCGCTGGTGATCCTTGGGATATGGTCTACGAGAAAGAGGGCTTCTATATTGATGAAGTTCTCTACAAGACTCCCTATGCAGTGGGTCTTGCTCATTCCAAGAGAATTACGGAGAAGCATCCTAAGGAAACCAAGCCAGGGGATGGATGGTTTCATATTAAAGTAACCTCTGGCCAATACAAAGGAATTCGCCTTGACAAGGTCTATGATCTCCTCAACCCTGTATAAAATCCCAATCCGAAACCCCTATCTAAAGCAAAACCACTTTTTCGTACCCATTGGATCAATGCTTTTCGAATCGGGGCGCATCGAGTTCGATGCGGAAATATATACACAAATATATTAATATCTTCTATTACATGATATGCGAACCTCTATACGAAAGGTATTCAGCCTACGTAAACTCTATATCTAATGCAAACCATTTGTCTGGTTTCAAATCCAACCCCGACTATACCTACATGCTCGAACATGTTTCGACAGAACAAGGGGAAGAATATTTAACCTGCATACTATCTCGAACAAGCATAACGAACGATGAGATTGTAGAATTCTGTAGGTTGAATGATTCATTTGGTAATCCTAATACAATAAGCTACGATAGGTTAAGCATATCATTATCACCATCAACGTTACGGTATATCTATCATGCACATTTGATTCTTAGTCATATGAAGAATATCGGTAATGTAAATCCAGATATAATAGAGGTTGGGGGTGGATACGGTGGACTTTGTCTTTCCTTGCACTTTTTTGCCCCTAAATATGGAGTTGATATAAAGTCCTATACACTGTGTGATTTGACTCCTATTATTCGTTTACAGGAGATATATTTAACTAGAGTTAATTCTTCACTTAAGATCGAGTTTGTTGATGCAAATACATTTGGTGCGACGATTACGTCTGTAAACATGTTTCTAGTAAGCAACTATTGTTTTAGTGAGATTTCCAAGGAAATTCAAGATTCTTACAGGCAACTACTGTTTCCTAAAGTTGCCCATGGGTTTATGGCCTGGAATAATATTCCCGTGTATGATTTTGGGTTCACTACACAGGTTGAAGCTGAAATACCGAAGACTGGGCCTATGAATAAATATGTATATTTTTAAAGGTTCTGGTGAATGCGAAGGAAAGCCTATTCATACCATATAGAATGTCTTCAACCCTATCTAAAGCACAATCACTTGTTCGTACTATGTCGAAGAGCACAAGCGAAAAGACCATGGCTGAACGTCTGTCTGATACCCTCCTGATTCTGAGAAAAATACTCGATATAGGCGTCGAAAAGGACTCTAGCGAATATATGACCACAAAACAGCATTTAGATGCCTGGATTAAATCAGGAGAACCAGGTGTCTATACGATTCCTTTTCCAAGCCACGGAAGAATTGCCCACATGACTCTTTCCAATGATGCAGGCAAAGAACCCGTCTACGTCCTCAAAACACGCTCATCTCTTGCAGGTATGTAGAACAATCGCATAGAAGGGGTAATAGATGGGGGAGAAGGAAAAGGCGAGCGCGATATAGATATAAAATAATACAGAGGCTGAAGCGGCCGGATTTAGACTGAGCTGATAGCAATAAGAAAGACGGGCAGCGCCCATTCCGTAGACAGCCATTGCGGTGAGATGGAGAATCAGAAGAATTGGGATAGAACTATATAACGTGTGTACTGAGTTCACCACAGAGCTGGGAGTTGCCGTAAATCCTTCTGATGTTTGTCCTAATCCTGCACGAATAAGCCCTGATATATACTCGGTGAGCTTCATACTATATAAAGAAAACATTAGAATACTCACCATGGAGCTGCTGGGGAAGACAGTCTTGTCTGGAGTGTTGGCCTATTCCATGCACTATGGAGCACTCAAAGCGTATAGTCATTTTTGTATTCCTGACGGAACTCTCGGGTTCATCCGTGGATTTCTTACCACGGGAAGTCCAATTTGTCAAACAATGATGTCGGTAGTAACCCAAACCCAAACATCGTATAGCTCTTTAGTTCTTATCGGACTTTCGCGTGCATGCGTCGATATTTTCATGCAGGATAAGCCTAAGTCTACATAAAACAGAATACCTCTACTCACATGCGCAGGTTGCGCATGTGAGTTCAACTGACACAGTTGATAGGTAAATATAAGTAGCTCGGGAAATGTTGAAAACCATTCTGTGTCAGTCCAGTAGAGATGAATGTGATCGCCTCTTCGGAAGGATCCCTGTATGAATTAATGTCTCGTGGAAAGAAGGATGTATACTTTTACCAAGATAGCAAGGACAGCATAGCTCCCTTTGACATGTCCTATGTGGAGGAAGAACAGGTCATTCGCGAAGTCAGGAGAATTCCTCCGACGACAGGAACTGACTTTGGAAAAACAATCGAATTTCCTATTGATATTATCGGAGACGTTCTGACCTCGGTGACCTTTCACATCAGTCTGCCTACGTGGCTGCCTCCCACCATCCTCAAGACCTTTGACAAAACTCAGATCACAGATCTCTCGGGAGAGTCCTATGGATACGTGAATGGGATCGCATATTTCCTCTTTGAGAAGATACAATTCTATCAAGATACTACGGTGTTACAGGAGTTCAGTGGGGACTATTTATGGTGTTCCTCCCTAACGCAGGGCACGTTTGCTCGACGATTCATCCGCGGTGAGGAAACAGGGGCTCATGATGGCAGCGCGGCCTCGATTGGAAAAAATGCCCGTCTTACGCTTCGCCTCCGCCTCCCTATTATTGGATGTGCCCGTGGCGACAGAGGATTTCCCCTCGTCTCAACCACCTCGCACGTCTATAAACTGAAATGTAAACTGCGTAGAGTCGAGGATTTGGTGGAATCGTCTGCCCCAGGGAAAGCCTATCCTTGGGGCATTGTCATGAAGAATCCTACCGAATTTACCACTTTGACGAAAGATCAAATGGCACCTCTGCGGGTTGAATTAGAAACCGAGCATACGTTTTTGACGAATGTATCCAAAGACGCTCTGCGCACCACGCCTCTCGAAATCCCCTTTCTCAGCATGTATGACAATGCATTCACCCAGACGGCTCAGGAATCGACGGCGGTTGCGGTAAATCGTCGCCTCGACGCCTGCCATCCCTCTCCACGTCTTCTCTGGATGTTTCGTACCATGGAGGATCTGAATGCAAATCATTACTGGAAAACCTCACTCTCGTATACTGTAGTAGGGTTGACGATTGCAGGAAGAACGCGCGAAGCGAGTCTGCCTCCCTCGATCTGGAGAGACGTGACGAATTTTGCAAAAGAGGAGCTTGATACGGGAGTGGAAATAAATACGATGAACTGGGGTCTGGGAGCGGTGGCTCCTCAGAAGTACGAGTTCAAGCAGGCGGATGGAACAATTAACTTTACGACTGCGGATCGTCCGAATTTGTATATTACCTTACAAACGAGCGGGGCAACAGAACTCCGCGTCTTTGTGGAAGGATGGGCATCCTTTTTAACCGATGGAAAGGGACGGGCGGAAGTCTTGTCGTTTAATTAAGCACTCTTAGATAGAATGTGCTGGAACTGGCAGGTCTCATTAGCTTCGTTTGCGGTTATTTCTGCAGTAGGATATGCCTTATTTACGCGAGGACGCCCGAATGATACATTACTCGCCCTCTTTATTGTTTCCTATGGATCCATGCAGCTCTTTGAAACCTTCATGTGGTGGGGACAGACCCAGCCATGGCTTTGGCTGAATCAACTTGGATCCGTCTTTGCTGCCTTACTTTTATATATTCATTTACCTGTCTTAGTGTACGGAGTAACGATTGATAAGGCATACCGCGGGACAAACCCAAATCTTATCACAGCAGCTGCGCTCATTGCCGGCGCTGTCTTTCTCTATGGTGCCTACCGTATTGCTGATTCGTATATCCACGAAAAAAATACCTTTATCGCACGTCCTGATCCGATTTCAGGGCATTTAGTCTGGGAGTCACCTGATAATTATAGACTCATCACCATTCTCGCAATTCTCTTTTTTACGGTATTCATGCTTCCCATCGATCCATTCTTATTCGTTATCTGTCTGCTGTATTTTCTTCTTCCTGCCTTCTTTATTGAACGGTTTATGAAGGTTTCAAAAGAGAATAAACATAAGAATTATTTAGGTTCGTATTGGTGTTGGTATGTGGCGGCCTTTTCCTTCTTCTTTTATTTAGCTCGATAGGCTGGTACTGAAGGTCTCGATATACTCAGTAAACCACTCCCTTTCCTGTTTAGGAGCCCTCCGATATAAGTTTGTATAACACGTCACATAGACAGGGTCGAGCGTACGTAGCTCACGAATGAGAACTCTTCGCAGGCGACGAATGAGATGTCTTCGCAAGATCCAATCATCTGTACAGGTAAAGACATACTCTTCCCGTACGTTTGCCCCAGACCGCAGAAGAAAGAGACAGATTGACCGTTCATGTCTCCAGTATAAGGCATAGAGTAAGGGTGCGACAGGAATTGGATCGAGATCATTCGCAGGCCTGGGTGGAACGAGTTCACGATTCACGCAGGTAGGGTCTTCCTTGACAGCCTCTTCAACCTTATGCAATAGAGAAGAGTAGACATCCATGGGGACATTATCCTATAGTCATCATTCGCTTCATTTTTTTTGGAAAATGACGTGAATGGATTAGATGTCGATTTCTACGGATTCGAAATGCTCAATCGTTGATACAGCCTCCTCTGTTACATCTTTATTCACAATGGGACCCGAGGTTACGCGATGCATGGTAAAAGAAAAGTAGGTAAACCCTTCAAAAGACTGCCTCTTCCCATAGGAGGAAAGTTTATAGTCGCCCATATACATCGTTTTGGAGTTCTTCACCCAAAAGACAGGAAAGACTCTCTGCTTCGATACGGAACGAAAAAAAGGAAGCTGGGTGTGAAGCTGTTGGTTTCCCCCAGGATGCCCTGGCGATTTCATGCGTCCCACCCCTATCTTCGTCAAGACTCGCCCACCCTGGGTAAATCTCTCTATTGAGGCTGGGTGGTGGTTGATAATAATTGTCTGTGACATACTGCGATCAATCTCGCACATGGTATACTGATGTGCATTTTGTTTAGGTCTTAAGGTATCCTACAACTTGGTCTAAAAAATTACGATTGGGTACCAGATCGTATTACAGAGGGCTTAAATTCCTCCCTCCATACTCAATGAGATGAGCATACCTAAGATAATTTATATCTGTCACTCGACGAAGGAAATTGTCGAGACGCAGTCAGCCCATAAGTGGCGTGCTCTCAATCCAGACTACGAAGTCGTATCATCTGGTGACGCAGAATGTCGTTCCTTCCTCCAGCTAAATTATCCTCCTATGTACGTGGACATTTTTGATTCTATTCCCTATCCCCCCATCAAGTCCGATTTCTGGAGACTCTGTGTCCTGCTAAAATATGGGGGTGTCTATGTGGACGCCGATATCGAGCCCCTCGTCCCCCTTGACCAGTTTCTCGAACCTGTGACCTTCGTCACCTGCCTCTCTGATTACACCGTGCTAAATCCCCATATCATTGCCTGTATCCCCAATCATCCTGTCATCAATGATTGTCTCGATACCTATATCTCCTATCACAAGACACAGCGCGCTCATGATTATTGGGGATGGTCAATCACGCGCATCATGTATACATCCATGCAGATGTTAGGGGTCAGAGTAGGCAAGGGAGTTCTTGATGAGTATCAGTTCATCACGGAAGTCTGTGGATCAAAGCCAGAGGATCTATACACAGCCTATTGTTCCTATAAGGGAGTCAAGCTCCTGATGAATCGCGCGGCAAATTATGATGCGGAGAAGCATGCATTTATTTCCTCTTCCTCTGCGTCCCCTTCCTCGTAAACATGGCAATTGCCTTCTTATGTGCCGCCCGTGTCCCTGGCTCGGATCCTGCATGCCCTCCATCTGTCACAAGCAAGACTTTCACATGAGGAAGAACCTCATGTAACGCCCAGGATCCTTTATTGGGGCAGACCATATCATATCTGCCGTGAATGGTTACAATGGGGATTCCCTTCAAGCGATGCGCATCACGAAGGATCTGCCCCTCTTCGATCCAACAATTGTGTACAAAATAATGATTTTCAAGTAAGGCCAATGATAAAATTTCTGACTCTGGAGTATCGTCTTTTCTGGGATGTAAAAACGATACTGCATGTTCCCACCCCCACCAGGCTCGCGCAAATGTCTGGGCATTTGCTCCCTGCAATTTCTGTTGATAGTAGCGCATGATCTGTCTCCATGTGCCTGTACGAAGCCGCGCGGGCAAGACGCTAACAAAGGATGCCCATGCTTCGGGGTATATTTCACTCGCTCCTCCTTGTTCGTACAGCCATTTATTCGACAGGGCGTCGATCAGACACACCGATCGCAAGATCATCCCTTTAACACAGTGGGGGTAACGTTCAGCGTAGACTAAGCCAAGAGTCGTTCCCCAGGATCCTCCAGAAACAATCCAGCGATCAATATCTAAATGCTTTCGTAAGGATTCAATATCTTCCACGAGATCCCAGGTTGTATTGTTCACGAGGGAACCAAAGGGAGTTGATTTCCCACATCCGCGTTGATCAAAGGTAATGAGACAAAACTGTTTGTATAGAGGAATCGCACTGCGTTGAATGCCTCCTCCTGGTCCACCGTGGAGAAGGACGACAGGAGGGAGGCTGCGTGATCCGTGAATTTCATAGTATAAGGTATGCCCACCTGGTACAGGTAAAAACCCTGTGACGGTCATCTAGTATCGCCCTATAAAAATGATTGCCGACCTCTTCGCCTTGAGAGTCTTATGCAGGAAAGTGGATCTATTTGCGCCAACCCTTTTGAAGATACTATAGGTCGTTACCAAGAAGGAATTGATGAAGCCTATGAGGACTATAAGAGAACAGTTGACGACCTCCATCGCCAGTTTGAACATCTCCCTCCTGAGATTATTGAGAATAGTACTCAAGTCAAGTTCTATTATTCTGAGCTACAGAATACCTATGAGCGGTTTCTCGCGTCAGGGCAGTCCTCGGAATCCTTTGTCGAGTATTATCAAACGATATGTTTCCTTGAAGATACTCTGGATACGTTATTGGAGGAGAGTCCTCCCCCACCTCAAGATCCTTGTCCACCCATGAGTCCTCCTTTACATCAACTGCTATATGCCTATACATTGAAATTCCCTATTCATCCCCATACAGCAAATGTACTTTGGTCGATTGATCAGTCCATTTATTATGAAGACGCCCCATCGATTCAAACCCTTCTCTTTCTAACCCCAATTGATTTGGATGCATTCCATGAAAAAATTGCGCATGACTCGATCCTGCACTCGATACGCTGTTTTGATACGGTCTACCTCCTTCCCTTTTACAGAATTATTATGTATAGTTATGACAATACGTCGCCGACTGATTCATCTAGTATCTGCTCTACAGAGCTGTTGGCCAGGACTCCATGAGAACCTCGACGGAATCATAGAGTACATCTCTGGCGGAAGAGTCTAGCTCCTGAATAGGAATGAGCACGGTAGGTGTGGTTGGCAGAAAGACCTGCAGGGAATGGAATGGCTGGGAGTCAAGTATCAGAAGCTTGAAGGTTGTGCGAAGCATAGCGAGCACCTGATCCCCATCCAGAGTCTGGCTAAAGGTTCTCTTGGCACACTTACTTGCACTCTTTGCCTCCTTGTAGGTATAGCTATACCGATCCTCACCCTCCTTACGAATGGTGATCCAATCGTCCTCGCTCTCCGCCAGAAGACTGCGAATAATATGGAATCTAATCTGTCCAGCTGTGGGTGCGCTAGGGAAGAGAATATCTACCTGATCCGTGTGAAGGTTACGGGTAAGGAACTGCTTCACTGTCTCGGATGGAGAGCCTGGGAAGGCGGGAAATCTAGAGTTCGTATTCACGAGAGGAACCACCGCCTCAATGTGCTTCATCTGTGGAGCCCCATCCCACATCCAAGAGGATGCCACACACTCGTAAAGGAACCACTTGAGTGCATCCTGCTCATCGTTGAAATAGGTGAGGAAATACTCCGTTGGACAATCAGTGTTACCCAGATTGTTCAGAACTGTAGTAATCTCCTCAGGCTTGAACATCAGGGTGTTCCAGTCAGACAGAATGTTAGACCAGCCGAAGACGCGAGTAGGCTGAGAAGTAGTCCACATGTTAGGACTGGGCTCAGGGGCTGAGCTGCCCGTCATTTTTTTCCCCGATGGTCAGAACGATATCGTCGATGGAATCAAACGATTGGCTAAAGGAAAGAGGGGGTGCAGGGGCAACGGTTCCCGTACTTCCCGTGCTTCCCGTGCTTCCCGTGCTTCCCGTGCTTCCCGTGCTTCCCGTTGATTCCGTATTAGTCTCATTCACCTCTGTCACATGAATAATATCTCCTGTTGGACCACTTGGACTTTCTTCTGTATGCGTTCCTATGGATCCCGTAGGACCCATTGGACTGGCATGGATTTTCATGAGCTGTCTTCCTCGTAAAGGGAAAGGCGACCGAGGTTCTTTCGCCTGTAACTTCTCTTCTAACGTCTTGATGCGATCCATGAGGACAGGAACGTGTTTACTCAGCTCATCCTTCACCTTGTTATCGATGTCTGGAGAAATAGCCTCATTCCACACCTTCCTCTTTTGCTTCATGAAGACGGTCGCATCAACGGCCAATTGTTTCAGTCGACTATCCGTATTTTTAAAGATGGGGGTATGTTCAACCCCGTGAGCAATATCAGGTCGCTTCAGGCCAGGCACTGATTCAAACTCCTTTTCAAACTCGACAATAACGCTGTCAGGAATAGGAGGAGATTGTTCAATGAGACGATCTAATTCAGATCGTGCGATAGCAAGAAAATCAGAACAATCTAAGCGTTCCTGTGGATGAAGGGCAAGTTCAACCGCAATCTGACGCTGGAATTTTCCCCAGGCAATACTGGCGACGCGATTGGATTCCGAGTTCTGTGCGTACCGAAAAAAATTCCCAAGCGTGGTCAAGATTCCCGTGAAGATTGATACACTTCCAATGCCAATCTGTGCATACTTTTGACCGGTTGGATTATCTCCAACCAGACTGTTCATGACAAAACTGGCGGATCCTGTAAGTGTCGATAAAATAATGACGGGAACTGTAATCCACATGTTATTTAAACTCATCTTCTTTTCACATCGATCGTGCATCCATCGGTAACAAATGGCAATATCTGACCATCCAGCCATAAGTTCTTCTTGTTCTTTTGTCCACCCATTATTTGGACGCGGAGGGCGAGGAGGAGTTCCCTCCACTTTTTGAACTTGGGTGGGCGATTGCGAGCGCGATGACATTCTTTTCAGAGGCTATATTTTCTAAGAGATCTGCTTCAGCAGAGAGGCATAGGTCTTGAAGGTCTTGAAGGTATAGGCCAGAGTCGCATTGAGATCGTTAAAGAAGGTTGCACGCCCAGAGAGGTACTCATATGCCATCTTGCCATCCATCACATTGATCTCTGGAGGAGCACCATGGCGAGGAACCTTGCCAGGCTCACAATGCACCTGGACAAAGTGCACCTTCATCCCATCCACATGGCACTTCATGAGCTTATCAAAGACTGTTGTCTTCAAATCAGATGCCTTCACGGTATTATATTTATTCTTCCACTCCATAATCTCTGTGCGATCCTGCTTGACCACATCAAGACCTGTCTTCTTTCCCCCTGTTTCTCCCCCAAGAGGAATTGTCTCCCATCCCGCAAAACACCCTGCCAAATTCTCATGCAAGGTACCCATCTTCATCTCGAGATACTTTTGAGCCAGACGAGCCTTTTCTGCCTGTTGAAAGTCTTCCTCAGTCATATCTCCATGATTCATGAGGACAGCCTTGAGCGATGTGTCAGGAATACTCGCCGAGACGTGGATATTCTCCAGACCGTCATAGACGGGCTTGAGAAGAGCAACGTACCGCTCAATCTGAATCTCAGGAATCAAGTACCACGTACGAAGCATGTTGGGACTCCCTGATCAGGGCGTGCGCCTCTTCAATTTTTTCGCCGCGCACCCCTTCGTATAGAGATCTTTCGCTGCCGCGGCACTCAGCTTTGACACATCAATATCGGCAGGAATGGATACAAAGATCTTCTTCTTGACGTCGGTCTTATACATGTAAGGACCATATTGACCAACCGCAAAGACGAATTCCCCCACCTTCTTCGCCGTCCCCTTCTTCTCTAGTCGTTCCACCGTCTTATCAATGGTCTCTCCCTCGAGAAACGGAACCCGCACCTCTTTCCATTGCACATAGTCTCCATAAGGTCCCTTCTTCTTGAGAATCTCGGCTCCATCGTAAGATCCAAGGCGTGCTCCTGCTGCCGCTACTGCCGCCGCAGCAACAACCCCTTTTGCCGCCTCCAAGGTCAACTCCTGGATCTTGGTTCCTTCAGGTAAAGCAGTAAACACTCCACCAACCACGAGCAGAGGTTTACCCTTACTGAGCACAGCCTTGTATCCTTCCCCAAGCTCACAAACCTTCTCGGATTTCGAGGGTTTAGAGTCAGCACTCTGTAAGAGGAGATACTTCTCTTTATAAGACACCCAAATATCGCAACACACCTTCTTCCATGAATCTTCCCCTTTAGCAACCAAATCGAGCCGTTCTTCCATGGCAGACGTAAAGGAATAGTCAAAGAGCCCAGAGAACTCTTTCAGACACAGATCTAGCACAGATTTCCCTAGAGCAGTTGGCTTCAGCTTCTGTTTATCCACTCCTACCTTACGCTCTCGACGAAGAACGGTCGGCGGCCAAGAGCTAGGAGTTACCGTGAGAATCTCATCCGTCTGCTGAACGCCAGGACTATCGTACACTTCCACATACTCCTTTTGCAGCAAGACGTCGATAAGAGAGGCGAATGTCGATGGACGGCCGATTCCACACTGTTCTAGCTGTCGTACCAAGGTCGCTTGAGTGAAGCGAGGAGAAGGGAGAGTTTGTTTGGGTGTACTGGTGATACTCTTCCACTTGACTTTCTGTCCCTCGCGCAAAGAATCGATGGCATCCTCTTGCTCCTCATCTTCAGAATCCAGGGACACCTGTTTTCCTAAGACCTGCCACCCTGGAAAGAGAGTGGTTGATTTACTCGATACCCAGGAAAATGCATCAGGATCGGCGTCGAGATGATACTTGACGACCCGTTTCACTCCTGTGGCAGGGGACATGGTGGATTGCATACTCCGTTTCCAAATAAAGGCGTATACTTTCCTCTCGTCAGGTGTACCGACAATTTCCTTGATTTCCATATGGGTAGGACGAATAGCTTCATGGGCTTCCTGGGCGTTCCCTTCCTTGACCTTCACCCCTTTGACCGAGCCAACATAGGCCTTCCCATACATCTTCTCCACCCAGGCATGGGCTTCCGCAACAGCTTCCTCAGAAATGACCGCACTATCGGTTCTCATATAGGTGATATGTCCCGCCTCATATAACTTCTGTGCGATCTGCATGGTCGTCTTTGGATTGAGTGAATAGGCTGCAGACACTTCCTGTTGCAGAGTGCTGGTAATCAAGGGTTTCGGTGCAGAGGCAGACCATGCAGACTCTTTAACTGAATACACGGTTGCTTCCGTTGACTGATGGATATTCTCCAGATAGTTCCTCACGGACTCTTCATCGCTCAGATCATCTTCCATCACGCCCCCGTACTCTCCTAGATCCATAGTAAGTCCCCAGGAGGATACGGATACATGCGACTCGATGGCCTGTTCTCTCTCATAGACTAAGCGAAGGGCAGGTGTCTGGCACCGTCCAGCCGAAAGTCCTCGCGCCACGAATTTCCACAAGAGGGGAGAAATGGTGAATCCAATCATCATATCGAGAACGGATCGTGCTTGTTGAGCATAGACTTTATTCATATCGATGCGCCTGGGATTTGCGATGGCGGCCTTGATCGCTTTCTCGGTAATCTCATGAAAGACTGCTCGAGGAAAGGAGCTGGGATCTTTCTTTAACAGACACGCAACGGAATAGGCGATTGCTTCTCCTTCACGATCATCGTCCGCACATAAATAGATGGTTGACGCATTCTTTGCCGCTGATACAATGGTACTCATGGTCTTTGCCTTTTCCTGAATGAAGGTATAGCGAAGGGCAAAGTCCGACTCGAGTCCAAGGGCATCGAGATCTTCCTCCAGTTTACGAATATGACCCATGGTGGCGAGAACCTGATAGCCTGCTCCTAGAAATTCAGCAATCTTTTTACACTTGGCGGGAGATTCGACGATGACCAGCTTCATGAGGACTTCTCTGCTCCGAGGAGTATTAGCTCAACTTTTACTTATGTGAATACTAGGTCTAGAAGTGGAATTCTCTTCCCTTTTTAAGAGTGTTCATTTCTTTAGAACATTTCTTCTTCGTACACTTTGCATGCTTTCGTATTAATCTTGAAAACTTCGATTTAAGATACACCTTGTCTAAACAATCGTTATCATTGAATCCGTTAGATGCCGTTTCAGGGCACAGGGTATCCTGTTCCTTTCTCAAGTGTTTACTTGCATTGAGAAGTTCTTTCGTATTTAATTTACCACATTTTCTTGTTTTGCATCGTTCAAGAGCTTTTATACGACGGGTTTTTTCATTACTATTGAATAACTTTGTAATACTATCTATAATCATCTACTACAGACCGATAAATAGTACGGGGCACGGGTCTAAGGAAAATCTATGCTGAGTCTACAGATGAGACGGGTACACCACTCCAATATCACGGAGTTTGTCCAAAAACGGAATATTACGTTTGATGCCCTGTACTCATCCGATTCTGATGATGAGCCAGCTCCAGCTCCAGCTCCAGCTCCAGCTCCAAGGCCTGAGACCCCGACTCAACCCTATGACAAGGGTGAAGACGCGATCAGTGTCTGGACACAGAGGGTGATTGAATCCTTTGAGAAAGCCAGTGAAGTGAAGAAGCCTCTCCCTACGGATTTTAAGGAAAGTCTGGGACGTCTGAGTTTTTTCCGTAAATCAGTACCCAAAGAGAAGCCCAGCACGTCCTCCGTACAGACGAAGTAGGGCATATGTTTCTGCCCAGGCGTAGACGGTATACGTGGGAACTGAGGATGAATGAATATGTCCTCGAAGTGGTTTGAAGGTCAAATCGAGTTCCACCCGTCGAATTTTATCATGATTCGCATGACCCATTGCATTTGTAATGCCGAATTGTTCATGCTGTGTACCGAAAGGGATATGATAATAATATTTATTATGCCAAGGAGACTTCCTCTGTTCGTATCCTGGAAGAATGCTTCGAAAGAGGGCAGGGTAATCTGTTGCATATCTGACGAGAGATCCTTCATACACGAGCGACAGGGATGATATGGGTTCAGAATCGATTGCACTGTATGCTGGAACTAACGGGCTGTATTTTCTCGTACTTAGTCCTTGCGCATCAGGCCACCAAATATTCGATCCGCTCACATTCAAATCGCGCGTGGCCAGGAAGGGAGCATTAAAGGCATCGGCTTCAGGGCGATGTACCATAAAATAGAGATCACGGGTTAAATTGGGAATGCTCAAGGGAATCTGAGCTGTCGTTGCTCCCCCTGTATCATAGACAAAGGGATAGTGTTGAACAATAGGATACGTGACATTAGCTAAGCGAATACGATTCGCTTCAGGTTTGTCTAAATAGATGTATTCGAGTAAGAGGTAGGAATCGACCATATCGTAGGCATTTGAGGTCGTCAGTCCGCTCGACGATCCATTCGTATACTCGAAGGTTGTATTGCTTAGGGGAGTGTAAATAGGAATATTATTCTGGCAGTAAAAGGGAAGAGATCCCACCGTGAAGGTCGAGGTGCTAGTCGTATTGGATGTATTAGATAAGGAAAAGGCTAGGGGCGGGTCAGAGACATATAAGGAATTAATGGTGGAAAAGTTCACGGTGATTTGCACGGCATCGAGACTGATGGCGTCGATAGGGAGAGCTGCGGCAGGGTCGCCGCGCATGAACCAGAACGGAAGGGGGGTGATGACTTCTTGATTCGTTGTCTTGTGCCCATTCGATTTGGCGGTGAATCCTGAATCATGACGCCCTATCATGCGATTGACAGTAGTCACCTTCTCTAACGGGGTATGAAACTCATCGAGCATTTCTAGTAAGCGTCCATCAAGTGTATCAATAGGTTCTCCAGCAATGGTAAGTTCAGTTTTCTGAACGAGGGCATGTCCTAAGGAATTCGTCCAGCCGAAGGTGGTGCTGGTCGTATATCCTGGCGGAGCAGCTGCGGCGGCAGCATCCTGGATCGTTTTGATATCTGGCATGATGGTGACCAAAAAGACGCGCGAGACTAAATGGCCTCGTCTAGGTATGGTCGCTCGTGCGGTTGTTCCGAAGGAGGCTTTTCCATCAAAGTTCAGACGATGCCATTCGGTAGTGAATCGTCCCGTTTTACGAAACACCTTTTGAACCGTATCGATTTTGGGAATTCCTTTCGGAGGAAGAAGTCTATCATCTTGTAGACCTGAATAGAGAATGCTTAATAGGCTCGCCGAAGACATCTCTCTATACAATCGAGGAAAGTTCTAAGTAGGGGCGCCTAAACTCAGGCGACTCATACAGAGTATGCCTAAACTCGTGGTCTTTGATTTTGACTACACCCTTGTCCCCTTCGACTGTGACAAGGATAGGGTCGCTCCCTTTGTTCCGATTGAAGACTATAATCGTATGCTCGTGCCGTCGGATTTGGCTAGGCTTGCTCCTTTTACACCAATTGAAAAGTATATTCTGGATTGTTATGGAAGGCCGGCAAATCCATACCATGATGTGCCGGCGATTCTGGGCTATTTAGTTGATCAGGGAATTCCTTTTGCCATCGCATCACGGAATCCGAGTGCGCACACGATAGAAGCTCTCCTGCGCGTGATCTTGGTTCCGACGAAGCATGGGGTACGAACTGCATGGGACTGTCTTCCTAGTCGTGACTACTTTCAGGCCTATAGCAGCGGTCTTACGAATGGAAAAGAACGCCATTTTGCTGCCATTCGCAAGGCATCCAATATCCCATTCACCGATATGCTCTTTTTCGACGATCTCTATGAGAATATTAAGTATGCGGAAAGGCAAGGGATCACCAGTGTCCAGGTCACAGGAGGATTAACATGGAAACTCTTTTTATACGGGATGGATAAACAGATCAAACATCCTGCAAAAGCTGAGCCCCCTTATATCTGTATGAACCCTCAAGATCAACTTAATCCATATAGATATGACTGACCAGTCCATTTTGATAGCGCAGCCAATTCAGCCGTATGACATAGACTAGGACTTCCCACTCTTTATTCAGTTCCCCCTCAGGATGTTTGACGGTGAGGGCAAGTTTCACACTTTGTAACTTGGATGCATTTGCTGTCCCTGACGGTTGATGCTTCCCAGGAGTTTTGGCAAACGAATAGCCATAGATGTATTGAGAATAAGCGGCGATCCCTCCCTGGTGGAGATACCCAATGTGTTGGCGAAACCACTGTTCTTCCTTTTGCACAATCTCTGTTCCATTCAAGTAAATGGAGGCTTTCACTAAGAGGGGAAGTTGAGGATTTGTCACAGGATCGAATTCCTGTGCGGTAACGGAAGAATAGTTTGTATAGTCATTCTGCATAGAATTTGCCTTTCGTCGAATGACCCATAGAATTTGTTCCATGGGATGATTGATTTCCAGGGGAAGTTGCACACTGATATAATCTTCTACGGAGGATGTCACGCTATACTTTAACGGTTCCAGGAAAGTAAAGGACTCGACATTTCTCACGAGCGATTCAAAGGGAGAACGGAGAATGGCTTCGCGAATGGATCCATTTGTATTTGCGGTATAGGTAATGAGCTGGATTTTCTTGAAGCTAGGAGCAGCCAAAGAGGTCTGAATGACACGAGGAGTATTACCGCTCAAATCAGATCCGCGATCGATGACGGCGATCTGTTTCCCCAGGGGTGTATTTCCTGCAATACAACTATCATACTTTGTCTCCGCTTGCAACCCACTCATCACGCACTGATCGAAAGGGCGAAGAGTGAGATGGAGTTTGACGGAACCGGGTTTGGTTGCAAGGAGAGGAAATCCTTCACTGAGGGCGATGCGTTGGAAAAAGAAGAGAAGGGGAATACAAAGAGTTCCTGATTCGGTTGGAAAGGGGCTGGTCGAAGGTTGCGTATAGGGAAAGGCACGTTGTCCTAATCCGTCGATGGCAATCCCATAGCGGGTTTGTATATCCTCATTCAATCTCCCATAGATATTCATAAAGTCGCCATCGATTCGTTCGATCGTCACTCCATTCACCTCTAACTCAGCCTGTTGAACGATGACGGTACCTAGATTTGGTGCATAGTTCCATATGGGTTGTCCAGATGCATAGATATACTGTCCTGTCTGAAACCGAGCCAAACTCGTATCATCTAGCCAATGACCAAGTTCGATTTGGACAAAGGTGGACATGAGAAGGTCGCCGCATCCAACGGAGGGAACATCAAACGTAAAGCGTTGTCCAAATGCGGTTGGACCACGGAAAGGAAATTGTTGCAGGGAAAGAGTAAAGGGGTGTACTTTTCTGTCGGGAGTAGGGAGCCACCAGGTGGACAGAGCATCCAGAGGGAAGAAATGATTATCTTGGAAATCTCGAGGAGTCAAATCGAGAAGGGTGGTTATATCTGATCCGAAGCGTACAGAGTCCATGCTCGTCTACTAAGGAGTTGCTTAGGTGTACTAAGGAGTTGCTTAGACCTGGCGATCTAAACTCTGGAAGCGTCTGTATACTAATGGATACAGTAACCACCATCTCCCTGATGTCAATATTGTCGGGAGCGATGATGTATATTATGTCAATGGTTCCTTGGACAGCTATCTTTATTTTGACGCGCCCCCTCGGCTTATATTTGTATATCTTGAGAGAAAAGGAATCGTGTGTAAATATTCAGAAAAAGGTACAGAATCAGTGCAGCACCTTGCTAGATGGAGGAAAGGGAAGTGGATATGCCATTGGATATTGGTTTTTTCTTTCCTTGCAGTCCTCAGAATTTGATAGTATGAGTGCTACTCTTATTTGTACAAAAGCCACGTATGAGCGGTTGATTGCGGATGATGACGATAACGACGACGATGATGTTCAGGTGCTTCCTCGACTTGAATCGATTGAGTCTGAAGAGAAGATCGGGCTTCTGGAACGGTATGGTACACCCAAACATTATTATTATCGAAAGAGGGATTTCACGCTCGATAAGGAGGAACGGCCTGAACAGACGGCCATTCTGGATCAACTTGAGCGTGATCTGAAGCGGCAATCGTATCAATGCATCCTTTTACACGGAAAACAGGGCACGGGGAAATCAATGTTGGGATTATTTTTGGCAAGACGGTTAAAGGGTACCTTTTGTAATACGATGAATCCCTTTGAAGCAGGAGATACCTTAGCAAATGTCCACAGTCAAGCAGATACCACGAAGAAGAATCCCCTGATTCTGATGATCGATGAGATCGATGTGTATCTGAAGAAAGTGGCAGTTGGAATTCCTGCACATAAAAACTTGGATATCATGGTGAAAGATAAGGCATCGTGGAACCGTATGTTAGACAGTATTCAGCGAGGAATGTTCAAGAACCTTATTTTGATCTTGACCACGAATGAGACGCCAGACGCCATTCGTTCCATTGACCCCTCTTATATCCGTCTTCCCCGTGTCAATCGAATCGTTGAATTAAAGGATGTGATTTTTCCCGAGGGAGACGAGGTGGCGGAAAAAATTGATGCGCCCAGCCTGCCCTGAGCTAAGTCCTATCATGCAGCAGGTATACATCGACGCAATGCACTCTTTCGACAGTCTGAAGCTGCGCAACTACATGGAGAACATGTACTCCTTCGATGTTCTGAAGCTGCGCAACTACAATGACTACTTTGTCTATATTCAGTTTGCGTATGCTATGCTCTATCTTACCGTGGCGTCCTTTCTTCTCATGACCATCATTGTGATGGAGAAGAGGTGTAAGGAGGCCTATCCTCTACGCGAGCTCGCGATATCTCATGCTGAGGTGGATTCCGATGAGATTCCTGAGTCAGAGGCAGATGCAGAGCCAGAGGCAGAGCCAGAGCCAGAGGCAGAGCCAGAGGCAGAGACTAAGACCTGTGCAAACGACTGTTGCCCCATCGGCCAGAGTTTCAAGACATATTACGCAAAGTACACCGATGAGGCACTTGAGGAGAAGAGGCTAAGCCTCCTGACTCAGTGCGATGAGGTAGGGAATGAGTATCGAAAGGCAAAGGAGGAGCTGGCTGCTCTAGTCAAGAGGGTCGAGCATGGGAAGATGAGGAGTACTCATCTGGTGTCATCCTATGAGCGGATCGAGGAGATTTGCCAGCTGCGAGCGGTTCGCGCCAAGCTTTCCCACCATTCTCTAGCAGAAATTCACAACATGCATGATGCTATTGAGAAGTGGAAGCCATTTGAGTATGCTCCAGAGGGGTTGTACCCCTTTCAGAAGGATATTTGGCATGCAGCCATTGTGGATGAGATTTGCGCCAGATCCAAGACAGCATAAACATTAGGCGCTTAGATAGTATATGTATACTCTGGAAGTGTATGCTCGCAACCAATATGAATTAGCGGACATTATCTCTTTTTTACAGAAGAATCATGTGGTGTATAAGAATAGTACCACTCCTCGCTTGAATGAGAGTCTTTTCTTTATCCGATATGCGAAGGATGAGTTACATACTCCTTCTCCTGAATTCAAAAGTCTTTGTGGCAGAGAACATCTGAACAAACAGGGACAGATCCGAGGGGCACATATGTTTACGTTTCTTCAACAGCAACTTGTGAATCCCAATTGTTTCTTTCTGGAGGGATTAATGAAGACGCCTGAATATTTGGCTACCCAGCATCTAGAGAAAGACCACGATGCATAAGTATGAAACTCTTGGTTGGTTATCCACTTCCTCAGGGGTATCCTATCGTCAAGTATCCTGTTTACACGAGCATTATCTGTCTCTCGTCGACGTTTTCTGTTCTATATCATCTGTATGAAGAATCAAATCGTGTTATTACAGTATTTGATTTTTGTATGGCAGCTATATGGTGTATCTATGATGTGCATATGATCAGGTCGAATGCGAATATGTATCTCAAAATGACTCTCGCCTTGCTCTGTATGAATCTGTGTATTCCGTACAATGAGTACTATCCTATATATCACAGTGTCTGGCATATCCTGAATGCTGGAAAATGTCTCTATACAACTCGTCTGGTTGCACGGGGCTCGAAAGTGGTTTCGGTATAAAGGTTGCTTTACGCATATGATGTATGAACACATTGGCGTTCCGAGGCATGCAACAAGGATATCCTCATCCAAGACTTGAATTTAATTGGCCGATAGGGAAAGAGATACCTGCGGATATCCGTCGCATGAATATTCACGAGTTTTACCTTGCGGTACAATTGGCCGCCAAGTGTATTCATCATATGAAAGGGGATTCTGTTGACCTTGCTGAGTTATCAGATCGATTCACAACCTCTTTAGCAGATCTACGAATTGAACACTTAAGTGAATTTGATCACTTACGAGATCATGTTACGAATGAACGGGTTAAGATTCTCGAGGAGTTAGAGGGGATTACGCGCCGACTCGATGCATTGAAGGGTCAACTGGAGGCACAGCCACAACAGCCACAACAGCCACAACAGCCACAGCCACAGCCACAACAGCCACAGCCACAGCATCAGCCACAGCAAGAGCCCAGACGCGGTCGTGGTCGTCCTAGGAAGTCAACTGCTTCAGTATCTTAGGAGCATTCTCCATATGAACTGTGGTATAGTCTGCCTCCACTAACCAGACCATCTCCGTTTCGTGGATCTCTGTTATAGGAAGAGTATCGTCCAGATACAGGTGTGCCCCTATTTCAATTGGCGCCCCTGTCTTTGGACTCACAAAGATAATGAGAAGGGCATGGCTGATATCACGATCGCGAAAGCGCCGTCGAACTGCAGACCGCCGCCCCGCGTCCCAGCGAATCGTTACCATATGCGAGAAAGCTTCGTCTCCAGTATAGACGCCTAAGATTCTCATGTCGTCATACATGGCCAGAATTGTCTCTCTCATTACTGTGACTAAGGGCGAAACTTTAGATCTACTATAGATCTAACGTGATGCACTGCATAGGAATTAAATGATAATTAAGGAATTAAAAGCGTATCTATTCCACCATTAAATCGATCAATAAATTTCGAATACTTTAATTCTTCCATACAGTATTTCTTGATATCAAACAGACTTTCTTCGTTATACTGAGGATACGACTTGCATACATTATCATAAAGATATGTCCCTTGAAACTCTATATTTTCGTATAAAATTACAGGTCTATTTTTCTTAATTGTTTCCACCCCCTTAGAGAATATAAAGTTCTCAGAGCCTTGTGCATCACAATGAATATATCCAATATTATCTAAATTCATGGTATCGATCGTTGTCAATTTAATTTCTTCGCCACCATCCCCTAGCCCAATTCCACCGAAATTACATGGTAAACGATTTTCTTCGTTGTAGCGTTTTTCTACAATACCACCGCCCCCATCTAAATCAATATTGTTCATTTTACCAGTTCCTTCGTAGCAAAATACACCTAGATTATTGGGAATAATCGTTTCTTGTAAATTATTCTGATGTATATTTTTAAGTAATAGAGTATACATGTTTTTCTGAGGCTCATATACATGTATTTTTTTCCCCTTGGTTAAAAAAGAAGCATACACAATCGAGGATGTTCCACAATGCCCTCCTATTTCTAGAATATTACGATTTGGATCTATATATTTCTGTAATTGTAACATAGTATCAATATCCCAATATCCCCCCATTTTAAACTCGTATGAAATATAGGCTTCGTTTTTATATAAGGTAATTAAACCATACTCTGTAGGAAATGTTTCCATTATAGGTGTGTGTAAACTACTACTTTAGACCTATTAAACATTGCATTAAATTGAAAGCATGGATGAAGTCTTCCCCTCTAAAATAAATCTAAGGTCATGCACCGTACAGATCCTCCTGATTGTTCAAATTCTCGAGTATCGACTTCGCGCACTGTCAATCCAGTGATAGATTCTAAGGCACGTTTTGCCTTAGGATCTGTTATCTTATGTGTAATCAACTGTTTCCCATCCACTATAGAATTCAAGCAAAACGAGTCAGGAGTATCAAGTACATGAACTTCCCCAATAAACTTCCGCATCTTCTCAATACTTTTTGCACTAAAGGCGCGTTTGTGGACAATACACTGATTCCCCAATTCTAGCATTGCCACGTCTAAATGATAATAATCTGCCGACTCTAAAGGAACCACGAGGATCTTTGGTGGCTCGACTCCATATCCTCGATACACACGATTCAGAATCCTCTGTAACACGACAAAACTCTGTTTTGTTGACCGATGCCCGTATCCCCCAATGGCTTTTTTCCCTCCATCAAACCATTTCAATTCAGCCTGTCCTTCAAAGGGAGGACCCGTAAAGGGGATCGTCTTCCATCCCATCTCGTGAAAGATCTGCGTCAAATACGGAAGTTCTCGCTTCCGCTGAGGATATTTCATATTGGGTAAAAGAATCACTCTCTCGGGAAGTCTTGGCAGACAGAGTCCTCCATTTGCCACAAAGACCAAGTCAGGTAAATCCTGAGCAAGGACTCGATAGACAACCACCTTCCCCGAAAACTGTTTGGTCAGTACACGATGTTCTTTCTCAACACCTCGACCATCGACCGTATGATGTATATCAATGTAAGGATTTTGTTTATCTTGCATTGATGTAATGTCAAACGTAGTTGGTTCGATACATAGGCGTATCATCTACTCTACACTTACAAACGAGGCGCCTGGCGGGTAAGAAAGGTGCTGGTGAATTTGACTGGCATGAAACACTCCTTAAAGATGGCGATCGCATCCTTTGGATCAAATGTTTTGCAGGAAAATACATCTAAATACACTTCATCAGAATCTTCGCTAAAGTGGGCAGTTATGTTCGACGTCTCAATTAGTTGTACCAGAGTATATCCTTTCTGCACGGATGTTCCAAAGCGAACAATCTGCGGTTCACCGTACGCCACCATATCAATCCCTTTGACCAGTCTCTTCGCAAACTCACGAATCCTTTCTTTCGAGCAAATGGCCTCGTGATCGCATCCTGCCGCATTAACAAGTAAGTGATATCCCCAAGATTTGCGTTTCCGTGTGACTCGCTTCCCCATCTACCCAGGGAGAATAATCCATTCCTTAGGAAAGAGATTCGGAACAGGAACCCCTTCCACTCTCGGCCAATCTTCTGTAGAAAAATACGACGGATTGATCCATCGTTGAGGCACAATGACGCGATTCCGCGTCGCATGCGCCCCCAAGAACGCCCCCCACCAGCTAAAGGTGGAATTAGAACAGACGGCTTGACTACACAGCGTCATCAACGCCAACGTCTCCAGTTCATCTAAGCCCGTAACCAGCTGAAACCGCCCCTCCTGAAACAAGGGCTGCGCGGCAACCCAGTCCATGTCATCGGACACCACCAACCCCTTTTGCACAGACAGCATGGCCACTGCCCGTTCAAAATACTCAATGGGTTGAACATAATGGATATGGGATGCGCGGATATAATCCCCTCGCCGAACATGGACAAAGGCATACGTCTCAGGATAACGTTCCCTGAGGCGGCATCGATATGGCTCAAGACCTTTCAGAAGAAGAGCACGAACCTCATCTTCATAGGGAAGAATTGCGGGATAATACTGGAAATAGGAGGAGAGAGCTGTTCCTGGGCGAACCTGGTGAGGAGACCAGGCAGAAAATCCTTGAGGGGAAAAGGGGGAGTATGCCACGTCAGTACAAGGGGTGCCGAACCAAAAGATACTTTTCGTATAATCCTCTTTGACCGTTTGATGAGCTTCACAGGTCATATCTTGTATATACAAGGGAACATTCAGCTCCTTTGCTGTTATATATCCCGCGACAACAATGAAGATCTGGTTTCCTAAGCCTCCTATACGGACAGGAACAATACCAGGGACAAGATCAGGTTCCATGGATATGGGCAGTCGAATCTGTTTATACCATAAAAAGTTGAATTGTAGCCTAGAAGTAGAACGTGTCCGAATGTCCTGTCAATGTGGAAATGCTGCAAGTTACAAGTGCGCGAACTGTAAAAAGCCTGTATGTGATGATATAAACTGTGGAATGGATACGGTTGATGGATATTTATGCGGAGAGTATACTCAATGGGGTTGTGGAAAGAAGTATACGACCTGCGATGAGTGCGAAGAGAAGGCGATCCACGAGGGCGATTTTGTCCAGTGCGACGAGTGTTCTCTGAATATGTGTGAAACATGTGCAGAGGATGTCATTGTGCAGTGCGACGGCTGTGATACACGAAAGTGTAAGGAGTGTTCTCCAAGTGTTCAGTGCAAGATCTGTGCGACGACCTTATGCACGGATTGTATGGAGGGAGGGATGGAGTGCGAGGCCTGCAAGGGGTCTATTTGCGAGGCCTGTATCGAGGAGCACGTGTGCGATGGTGCGGCTGCCGATGAAGAGGAGGCTTAAAGAAGACTTCTATTCATCTATTAGACCCGTGGGGGCGGTGGTTTTGTAGTTCAATGGTAGAACACACGGCTGTTAACCGTGTAACGGAAGATCGATACTTCCCAAGACCGAATTTTTTTGATCGACGTTTCGTCACTCAACAAATTTCCCTCTCACATAGTCAAAATCGAGTGGTGCCACTCGTATAGAGGTGAATTCGCTTGCATTATCGTTAAACTTGAGAATATGTTGATGATTATTCCAGGTAACAGATACTCTTCTAGTATCAATATTGCTAAAGGTACCGTTACCCCAACTCGTATTTACTACGTCATTGAGAAAATGGATATAACCATTTCCCCAGGTAAACTTTTTTCCGATATAGGGGGGTAAAGAATTATTCGATGATGGAGCTATGAGTAATTCCTTGAAAAATTTACTCATTCGGGTATATTTATGCTCAAAGTTACCAATGGGATAGGAGAAATGGCAGATAGATGCAGTTTCTGTATTACGAACTTCAAGCATATCTTCGTATAAACTCACGTACGGGACGAGAGCCACTGTATCAACCAGTCCAGCCATAAAGGCATGATAATTAATAAAGGGTTGATCTAAGGCGTAAGGAGGGTTTCCCTTGAACTCAGTGGTGTGCTTGAGTATACGTTGAAAAAGATCCTTGATGGCGGGAGAAGGGGGGAACAGCAGGGTTCCGCTATTCATCCCTCGAGTTGATGCTTCGATCCGAGAAAAATCAAAGAATTGTCCACCAAAGTTCTTGCTCACCAGTGTACCTGAAGCGATACCATACAGTTTATCAATAGGGAAAGAAAAGATTGGACTCACATCACGTCGAATCACGATATCGGTATCGAGATAGAGTATTTTCTCGTACTGATCAATCTCTGGCCAGTCAAAGATATGTAGTCTAGCACAAGCGGCGTCAAAAATACCTGAGCAGGGGATGCAATGCAATCTGCAGGTTACTTCAGTGCGAGAAAACATCGCCTGGAGATCGTCGACAAAATCGTCGGATGTTAAAACTAAGAGATCCACAGGGGAGGAAAACCGATGGAGAGAAAGGAGCAGAAGTTCGAGGAGGCGAATATATTTTTTATTGTGAAATACACACATGTAGACAAGGTTCATTTATCTAGATGTCTATATTTTTTTCCACTGATTTACGCAGAATATAAACAATTCATAACCGTCCCTCCCTCTGAGAGGAAAGAGGCAACTTCTTTGAATCGAGAGCGAATGAGCACATTCTTTGCTGAAATTAGTTCAGGAGAAGGACGGGTCATGTGATAACAATATAAAAGGTATTTTGTGTGCATCAGAATCTTCTGAAAATAGTCATAGAAGATGAAAAATGAGAGTTCGCTCAAACTATGTGCTCCAATGACGAGATCCACTGGCTTGCTATAGGCATCATAATCATATGCTGAAACAGAAGTCCATCGGTCGGTATTCACCCCTGTTTCCTTCAAATACCACTTCTGAAGTTCACTCACGTGGGGTAAATCAATGGTAACCCAGGAGGTGAATGGTTGCTTCTGATTCAAATAAAGCCAGTTCCCATACCCTCCTCCAATTTCAATGATGCTTGAAACGGACTCAGGAAGCTTCGTAAAGAGGAACACGGACATCATGATGTGCCGGCTATCAAGATTATTGTATGCACTATACTTAGATCCACTTCTCTCATACCCAACTGCCTTCCTTCCCTCTAACACCCCAAGATAGTCTGCATAGAGGTCTGGATTTATCGTCTTCGCAATGGCGACAGCCTCTTCATCTGGTGGAACATCCATGTTTTCCGTAAATCCATAAATGTCTCGTTCACTGCGAAAGGATGCAAACAGAGCCTGGGTATCTTGAACTTCCTTAAATTTATTGATCGAGTGTTGGAAGACGTGTGAATATCCTTCCATTAGTACTACTAACCATTGTCTTTTTTAGGCCTTGGATGTAGAAAATTGGTTCATCATATTTAAGGCATAGGCATTTTTTCCCTCAGATTCCCAGTGCTGTTTTCCAATATGATTGCTATATATCATAGGAAAAAAGACCGTCTTATATCCTGCGGCAAAGTATTTGTTGGCATAATCACGTTCAAAGAACACGTTGGGGCTGGTATAGTCGCCAAGCTCAAGAATGACGCGGGTACGAACCATGGAGGGTTGGAGAGAATAATGTGGCCAGTAGCCACAATTCTTTCCTACGAGTCCCTCACGTTTCTCGTGGAGGATACAGTCTTTCATATCAATGCCTCCTACACGATCCATATCTTCATATATAACTCCATAGTTACGATTAAAGACGACTTGGTGAATTGCCTCAGGTTCATATTTCTCGAGAAGGGAGATAGCATCCTTCACATAGGAACGCTGGCGAAAGAAGAGCCAGTCATCTTCCATATGAATCCAGTATTGGGGATTGACTTCCTTTAACTTTGACCAGATGATATTCATACTTTCACGATGTCCCTTTTCTTCAGGGGATTTCATATAATAGTGGAAAAAGGGGAATTGTTCCATCATGGCGGCGCGTTCGACCTGGCTTGAGTTATCATCCACGCAGAAAAAGTAATCCACCTCGTCAAGATCAGTCCACGTACTTAACATGGAACAGATTGTCTTCTGAAAGAGATCGAATCGTTTACATGTCGTCACCGTGAGCATGACGCGCACAGGTGTTTCCTTTCGTGTTATCATACGAGAAGGGGAGAGGAAGGCGTCATCACAGGAACGAAGGTAGGTGTAGAGAATCTTATGTTGCGCTTCTTGTAAATGAATCCCATTTGCTCTCATATACTCGACATACTCGAGAACGAACTGTACATACTCGAGTGTCTTGGGAATATGGTTCACAAAGAATTGTAGATTGTGCATAACATTTTGGATCCACCATGCGGGGGCAAGAAATTTATGCGTTAATATACTCGTAAACATCTTTGCACAGAGGGCATAGTCCTTACAGCGATCTGCCACAATAATCATATAGTAAGGGAGGTAAAAGTCAGGATCACAGCGTCTGACGAAGAGTTTTTCTTGGATGGAATCTGTTGCATATTCATTCTCATAATAGGATTGTATACCCTTGTAATACATGAGAGCCACCTGGGGGAGACCGGCATTGAGATAATACTTGATGAGTCTGCTTACACATTCGACGCGTCTCGAATCATAGCGAAAAGATTCAACCAGATAAAAGAGTCCTTCCTTGGGCTTGGAAAGAGCTTCACATTGATCAAAGATTTCTAGGCAAGAAATGTATTGTTCCTGGCACCAAGTCTCGAAGGTTAACACCTTTTTATAGAACTCGATAGCCTTTTCTTTGTCTCCCGTGGAAAGATAGCTTTGTGCACAATAAAAAGCATAGCGTTTGTATATAGTATCATTCGCTTCAAGGGTTTCATAATAGGCTTTCTCAAGAATCATGGCATCCTTTTCATATTTCTTCGGATCTTTACTTCTTGCCCCTCGGCGTCCTGAGACAAAGTGATAGTCTCCTAGAACATCTTCTGCATCATCGCAGTCTTCAATACACGATGCACATTCATGTAGGACACCAATATACTTCCATCGCTTTCGATTATTGAAGAGTTGTCCTCGACGATATTGTATTCCACCACGTGCCCCGAAAGTGAAGCGATACCAGTCTTTGGTTAAAGGAGGAAGGCGAAAGTTTCCAACGATCTCATCGTCCGCATCCCAAACAAAGGCATAGTCTGATGTATTGTAGGCCATTTCAAAGGCGAGAGTGCGATTATGTCCGAAATCCTTCCACTCATGACGATGAATAGCTCCCGGAATGTTTTCACTTGCAAAGAACGATTCTATTTCTGAAATGGTATTGTCTGTTGATCCGGTATCACATATACACCAGGAGTCAAATCGTATATACGTAAGAAGATGTTTCAGAGTATCGCGAATGAGATGTCCTTCGTTCTTGACAATCATGGTCAGACAGATAGACATTTCTTGTGGGAGGGGGGAAAATCACTAGGGGGGATATCCGCAGGGAAAAATGTGAGGGGGATGTAGTAGGGTATGGATAGTACCTCAAGTTCATTATCATCAATTTCTGAAGAAGGAAATAATAACGAAGGAAGTAATATGGAATCAAATAGTACACCAGAGACGTATGGGGCTGAAGGGTCTGCTGTAGGATCTCAACAGCGTATTGGTGGAGGTGCAGCATCTCAGCAGCTTTTTGGTGGAGGTGCGAATTACGTGCCTTCTGGATCGTTGTCTAGGTCTGCAAGTTCAGTATCACACAAAGAAGATGTAGTTGGTAGTGTATTAATACAAATAATGGAAGGTAAAGTTGTTGGTGAATTAACTCCAATCACTATTACAGATGATGCTATTTCTGATGAATTAGTAGAAAATTCAGATAGTTCAGATGAATTATTTGATTTAGATGAAGAAGATGTTGTTAAGATTCAAAGTCAAATCGATTCACTTGAATCAATCGAAGAAAAATATAAGCTTGAACTTACAAGGCTAGACTTGGAATATCCCACGGAAGAATATACAACTCTTCTTATAAGCGAAGATGCAGAACATCATACCCATGTTACACCAACACCTATGAAAAGAGATGAACGAACAAAGCGACCTACAAAACCATCTCCGCGAATACAAGAAATACTTGATCATCGCGCCGAGCTTGAAGAAAAAAAACGTATATTGCTTGAACTAAGAGAAGAAACTAAGCAGAAGAAGGCTGCACGGGCAGCAGCAATTGCAGAAAAAAAGCGTCAGCGTGAGGAACAATTGGAACAGTTCATGACAGAAGGTGCAGAGAGTGTAAATCTAAATAATACTCAGACCTCTACTGCAAGTTCAAATGGAGCTATGAATACGACTTACAACTCTACCACATCGTCTGTAGTAACCACGTTAGGGTTGGTGAGAGAGGAACTTCAAGAGGCTGGTGAATTATTATCTCGACAAGAAATTACTGGAGGAAGTGATCTTAATATGATGGCAAAGTTATATAGTATTTCTTCTAATCCATATGAGATTGGGGAATTACCCCAGTGTACATGTTGGATATGCGGATTTCCTATGTTAACAAAAGCTGAATATAAAGATACCACACGAATGATAAAAAGAGTACATGGACAAGTATCTCCAGAACATACCCTACCTATTTCAGCTGGAAATGCATTGATAGGGTTGCCGACAAGAGAATTTTACAGTAAATATGCTAGAAGACAAGGGTTTGAAGAAGCAATCGCTTTCTTGAAAAAGGGGTTAACATATTCTCACTTCTGGTGCAATGAAGTGAAGAATGCATTAAGACTTGTATCATGGCCGAATGGGAAACTCCCTACACCAAATCTTAAAAATATAGATTGGCTATTACATGCAATGTGGAATGGAATTAAGCGAACCACAGGAAATCGTTGGTTTGATCAATCTTCATGTTTTGTTGTCTATACGCCTCCAGATGGAAAAAGTTATAAATTTAGTAATTTAGTCCATTTTTTTGTATTAAAAGATAAGGTATGGGGGACTTCCGCAGCATTACAATCCAGTGAACTAGGAAAAGAGTGGAAAACGAAACGGTTTGCAGCAATTAATTTATTTCTAACAGGTATTTGCAATGATATAAAGCGATATACACACATATATTGTGAAAGAGATGGTAACAATGATCCAACGGAGCGACAACTATTTGATAAACTAAAAGAAATATATAGAGATAGAGTGGTTCAAGGTGTTAGATCCCATTATGATTGGCCACCTGCATTAGCATCCCATTCTCAGCGAGGTAACTATAGTAAAACAAGACGAGGTAGTAGGTCGAGACAACTTTCCCTTTCTCAGCGAGGTAAGTTTAGTAGGTCGAGAGGGCGTGGAGGACGTGGAGGACGTGGAGGACGTGGAGGACGTGGAGGGCATGGAGGGCATGGAGGGAATGAAGGGCATGGAGGGCATGAATCTAGGAGAACTTCTGTTACTTATCCAAAAGTAGTCAAGTCATCTATGAGTAAAAGAGGATTTACACATAAAAAACGTAAATAGTAATTCTCTTAGGACTACAAAAGAAAGTGTTATCAGTGGGTGAGCATTGTGTGATGGCACCGGTGTGTGCGATGATGCCCGAGTTAGCGAGAATGTTGTTGGAGTTGGAGTTAGTGCGTCCTCCGCGTGCTCCCTTGAA